AATTTAATTGTATAGTAAGGATTTTATATATTAGATTTTAATGAAGTGCAAGGGAGTTTGTAGTGGAGTTGACGTTTCCAGCGATTTAGTAGCGTTTTGTTTAAGTAGCTACTGAAACTTGAGGTGCAGCATCATTTATTTTATTAAGTCGACTAGCTTCTTTAGCTTCTGCCATCTTAATATGATTAATAACTTCTTTTATTTTGTTATCAATCTTAACCATATCGAGAGTATATCTACCCTCGTCGTTATAGTGCTGCTCCCACTGTAGTTCTAGGCCCCTCTTCTGTTTGTAAAGGGATTGAACGTGTGTTTGCATCATTAACCTCCTCATAGGTTATCCAAGTTTTACGTTTATTGTAAAAACCTGATTCTTCCCATACTATATCAGATTGTCCTACTTTGTCAATGATTGCATCATTAAAAGATTTATCATTGTCTTCACAAGTGATTTCAAACTTTGTGAAGTATCCTCTGGACCTGATTTGTACTAGATATTTTTTCATATGAGTTTTTTGGTTATAGCATAAAAAAAGGGCGACCACAAGGATCGCCCTAATTTATTTTTCGTTAATCTAGTGATTACGCACCAGGTGAACCGAACATACCTCTAGGGTCAGACCAGCCGAAGCTGTATCTTTCTCTAGCTTTGTATCTTACGTTACCAGTATCGAAGTCACCTTCCATAGCTGTTTTGATTGGAGCTCTAACAAACATTTTCATACCATTAGGTACGTCAGTTTTGATAAAGAACGCATCATCGTCAGTTAGGAAATTGTTAACCACATAACCTTGTGGAATCATTCCCATAGAAACGATTGCGTTGATATCATTGTCAGCTGTTCCAACTCTACCTTGAGTCTTCATCAGTCTCTCAGCAGTGAATTGTAATGCAGAAGGGATTATCATTTTAACCGCTCTTGCAGCAATCTTTAAACCTCTTTCATCAGTGAAAGCAGCGATATCAATAATCGACTGTTCTAATGAAGTTTCGTTTAAGTCTGCAGACGTTGATAATTCATTTCTGAATGTACCAGCAATAGTTGGATGTGCATTAGATAATAATGCAACTCCGTCACCACCAGCAAAAGAGTTGTCAAATGCATTGTTTAATACATTCGCAGCTTTTACTTGCTTAGTGTTTGCCATAGATCTTGCTAATGCTTTAGTGTATCTCGAAGCTAATCTGTCATACAAGTTATCTTCAATCGCTTCTTCAGTGATTGAAAATGCAAGAGCAATTGTCTCGTGCGTATATCTGCTCGTGAAAGTTTCTTGAGCGTTGTCAAATGTTACAGCAGAACCTTCTGGTTTTGTCTGTGCATTTGCAAATCCAGATAACATTACTTCTTCTTCAAAAGCTCTGTCTGAATTTTCGCTGTCGAAAATTTGCGCGTGCTGATTTTCGTATCTTTTATATTCCAAGCCGAATAAAGCATTCAAACCTGGCTCTAGTTCTTTAACTAGTTGTCCTCGTGATATAGCCATAATTTATCTCCTTATATTCCAGCTGTTTGTTTTAAGAAGTGCTCGTTGATAATTCCAACAACGTTAACATTTGCTGCATATGTTGTAGCATTTGATTTTTCGCTGTTTTCAATATCTTTAGCAACTCCCAAGATTCTGAATTGTGCTGTTGTAGACACTACTGCACTTGTCAATACTTCTGATTTAGAAATATAGTTAGGTGAAGTTCCAGCTTTAAAGCTGATGTCTGCATTCATTCCAATATCAGCAATTGCTAATGTTGAATCTGCTTGCACTTCAAATCTTTCATATGGGTCGTCAGCTACAAAGCCAACAATATCAGTAGCAGTGTTTCCACTTTCTAAGTGATTTGCCCACGTAGGTTTACTTGTTGATGCGTCAGTATAAAATACACCGTTAAGTGTTCCTAATAAAGGGACGTTCGCAGCACCTATTCTGATGTATCCAGTTGTTTGAAACTGAACAGCATCATTTTGATAGATCGCTGCAGAACTTGCCGCAATATTATATTCACTTAAACCTTGGTTATCTTTATTCTGACCAACTTTTCCAATCGCTTTCAATCCGAAAGCTGCGTCTTGGTTAGCCATATTTTTTTTCTCCTTAGTTTAGTTTAATACCGCGTACGTTGATGTCGCAAAGAAATTATTTCTTCGTACCACCAAAAGTTACACGACTCTGCCTCTCACTATTGATCGGCATACTTGAGTGCTGTTCCTTCATAAGATCGTTGTTAATTGCTTCATCTCGAGCTTGCGTTTGTTGTTTAAAAAACGCCTCTCTAGATTTTGCGATCTCCTCTGGTATCCTTGCCAGCAAAAGGCCGCCAACTCCGATGACTCCCGCGTATTTTCCGTCTTTAACTGATGGATAATTTGCTTCAGGGTATTCGTCTGCTCTTACTAATTCCCAGCCAGATCTTATTTTACCTGACATATTCTTAGTATCATCAAATCCGACTACCTCGGCTCTTATCCATCTGTGCCTAAATCCGTCTGGCGCAGGTGGTGCATCTAAAGATGATGGTGGAGTCCAAGTTTGTGGTCTTGTGTCTTTTGACCTTACCTGACTCGCACGAGAAGTTTTCATTTTATCGTTTTCCATATGCTTATACCTCCTTCGTGATTTTTAATTGTTTCGCATATTCTTCTAATGGCACTCCTAATTTTTTAGCGATAGCAACTTGAGAAGGGGTGAGTCTCACAGTTTTGCGACCAGAATTATTTACACTTCGCTTCGCTGAAGCTACTATTTGTGTAGGCTTGGTCGAATTAACATTAGTTGTATCAAATTTCTGCGGAAATTCAAGTCTTATTCTTTTATCAATTTCTGCATAATATTCGTCGCTAGAAGGATCAAATCCTTCTTCTTCCGTTAGTTTTCTATGTAGATCAAATGCAGTATAAGTCATTGCAGTATCAGTACCAAACCATCTGTTTTTAGCTCCCCAAGCCTCTGCTTTAGGATCTGCCATTTCAGTTTGTTGTGGTGTGATTCTTGGCAATTCTTGTTCTTTAGGAGCAACTTTTGCTGCTTCTTCTGCCATTTGTTTGGTTTCAACAAGTCTAGCTTCTTCGTATCCTAGTCTTGCGATTTCTTTTTGAGCTTCAATTTCAGCTGCAAAATCTTGCTGCTCTCTAGCTGCTGCTAGTTTAGCGGCTGCTGCTTGCATACCTGATTTGATTCTCTCTTCTCTATCTTTAACTCCAGCTTGTTCAACTGAAGAATATTTTTTTTGTAACTTTTCTTTTTCTTTTTTTTGGATTTGAGCAAAAGTTATCGCTTCGTCTTTTTGACGTTCTGCTTCTCTCCATTTCTTAGTTAACTTAGCTATTCTTCTTTGAACATCTTTTGAGTAATCTTGTAATTCGTCTTTCTTTGCTTCAGGTTTTTCTTCCTGTTTAGTTTCCTGCTTCTCGTCACTCGCTTCTACCTTCTCGTCAGTAGATTCTTGCGGCGCGGAGCTGGAGTCTTCTTTGGTTTCAACAACGTCTTCTTGTTTTTCTTCAGGTAACTCAACGTCAGCTCCTGGACCAGAAGTATCGATGTCAACCATATTTTCTTTTTCTTCTTGCATAGTTTCCTCCTATGTTAAATGTAATGCAATACAGATTCTGGGTCTTTAACAGTTCCCAAAACCTCATCGTCGTTAAGAAGACGGACTTCTCCACCTTCTATTGGTAATCTTGAACCAGCGTATCTGGCGAAGATAACCCAATCTTTTTCTTTACACCAGGGACCAGTTGGGAATTTATCTTTGTCGTGATAACAAAGAGGTCCTAATTTTAAAACGTAACCACAATTGGTTGCGATTCTTGATTTGTCTAAAGATTCTTGTGAAAATAAAATTCCACCTTTTGATTTTTCTTTTGGTGTGAATGGTAAAACTAACATTCTCCAACCAGATGGTTCAGGTAATTGATCAACAACAGATTGAATGTTGTCTTGATCTAATCTTTTAACGTGTGTTGATTGATATTTTTCTTCTAACGCGTTTTTATGTTTTGGGATTTCGTTTCCCGAGGTCGATAACTGTTCCTTGCTCATCTTTTTGCTCCTTCTTGTTTAGCAGGTTAGAGATTTCCTGTGAAATATATTGGTAGGCGTGTGCCTGACCTAACATATACTTGTATTTTTCCATATTGTCAACTCCTCCACTTATCATTGAGTCACCAACATTTTGGTATAGTTGTCTTAACTGTCTTTGTATTTTAGTTATTAGTTCTAAGTCTTGCATTTATTTTAGCAATTCCATTTTCTCAAAGATTTATTAATTCTTGAGTTTGGATCTCTTGCTGTTTTTGCAGAAGTCAATCTCTTTTTCATCCCGCTCATACGCGCGCAGAAAGATTTTCTTCTATTTGCAGCTTTGCTACCTTTCTTTAGTTTTGAAGGTTTTGTGGTTACAGCCATAGATAATTTAGAACCAGGATTTGCTCTTCTGTAAGATGCAATACCTTTTCTATTTAATCCACCTGATGCAGATTTACCTTCTTTTCTTTGCCACGCAGGAGATTTACTTCCTGATCTGAATCCTGTTCTTTGAGTTGAATGTCCTTTTGGATAAGGAACATTTTGTTCCAATTGATCAAATATTTTTGGTGATCCTTTTTGGAAATATCTTCTCATTACGCTTGTGATTTTTTAATCGCAGCTTGTGTAGGTGCACCCTTCTCACCTTTTTTTCTCATCTTAGCGCCACGTTTTCTTTTCATCATAATATTATACCAAAGACCTTTTCGTGCCTTACGACCATCTTTAGTCGTATGATATTCAGAAGCAGAACCGCCTTTTTTAAAAACACCTCTACCTTTTAAAATATCTGCTTTAGTTATTTTACCATCTCCTGTTAGATCAGGGAATGATGAACCTGTAGCATAAAATCTTCTCATTATTTTTTACCTTTGTGTTTAGAGCCTTTCATCATTTTGCCATTTGGCATCATGTGATAGCCTTTTTTAACTTTTGATTTTTTCTTATCTTGTTTTTTGTGTTTCATAATAGTCTCCTTATTTTTTATTCATATTTATCACATCAGTTGCCTTAAGTCCATATATAGCTGCGACTACTGAAACCCAAAGGCCCACTATCCACCAAGGCATCTCTTGTAATTTTTGAAAATATAAATCAATCTTTTCTTGCATCTTTTCATCTTCTGCAAATACAGAATACGCCAACAAAAACAGAGGTGAAGAAATTGTCAAAAGTACAAATTCGTCCTTCCAGTCTGATTTTTGATTTTCTGCAATCTTGCCACTAAACTCTATTTCTCCACGTTTCATTTTTTCAATGTGAAGAAGTTTAGCTTCTGACATTGCAACATCAGCTGCTTTTTTATTCTTGTATATTTCTAGTCCAGATTTTAAACCTTGACCTAATAAACCCCAAGGAAACATATTAGTACCAAGTTGCTGATCTTTTTTTCTCTGCTAAAATTTTTCCTTGACCT